ATGATTGAAGAGGGTAGAATGGTAGTAGCTGGTGCAATTATTAACTCAATTTATGACTAATGGCTTGGTATAGTAGATTTATAGGCGAGAAGCCTAAAGGTATAGAAATAACAGAAGGCTATCAGTCTTTCAGTACACCATTTGGTAGAGTAGGTGATGCTAACTTGTCACTACCTTATGTCAATGGTAGATATCAGATAGCTGGCTATATTCCATTTGGCCAGGATAATCTTTTCCCTGAGCTACTTAATCAGCTGTACTATACATCACCTTTACATGGTGCAATAGTTGACTTTAAGACCAACTCAGTTGTTGGTGGTGGTTACACCTTAAGAAATGAAGGAATGACCAATGAAGACAAGCTCAAGCTATACACCTTTGAAAAAAAGATTAAATTAGGCAAAGTAGATAGAGCTATCTCACAGCAGTTGATAGTACATCACAGAGTATACTTCAAGCTGTGCTACAATAAAAAAAGAGAGCTATATAAAATCTACAATGTGTCACCTGAGAAGGTCAGAGTTGCTAGAGATAAACAGACCTACTTCTTATGTGATGATTGGTCAGCTCGCATTGATGTAACTCCAATCAAGAAATACCATCCAAGCAATACTGATTCTGAGCAGTTGTATGTTTATGAAGTTATGACATTAGGTCAAGAATATTACTCACTACCACAGTACACCTCAGCTCTTAATTTTGCATTCCTTAGTGGTGAGCTTTCATACTTCGCAAAAAGTAACATTCAAAATAGTGTTTTTCCTTCATTTGCTATGATGTTCCCTAAGAGACCACAGTCAGAAGAGGAGAAGTCAATGATTAAGGCTACTATTGATAGGTTAAAAGGTGCAGCTAATGCTGGGAAAGCTGTAGCATTCTTTGCAAACTCAGCGGACCAACTACCTAAGATTGAATCTTTACCAACAAATGGCAATGATAAACTCTTTCATGAGGCCTCAGCATTGAATACTGAACAGATATGTTTTGCTCACACAATTGATCCTATCCTTATGGGTGTTCGCACTACTGGTGCATTAGGTGGTGGAGCTGACATCAAGCAAGCGTATGTGGTATTTGAGAAAAATGTAGTCATGCCATTAAGAGCACAAGTAGAAGAGATTATCAATGAGCTTTTAGAGATTGCTAAGATACCAGGTACATACACTATCAACAACTTCCAAATAATCAATGAGACAATTGTAGAGATTGAAGGTGACGCATCTAAAACAGCTGATGCTATCAACTCACTAAGTCCATTGGTAGCTACAAAAGTACTTAATGCAATGACTCCTAATGAAGTGAGAGCACTTGCATCTTTACCTCCTATTGAAGGTGGTGACATCATACCAACTGAAATACCTGCACCATGATTTACTTTATAACAGAAACCTATCTCAAGGTCAACACCCCTATCACAGCGAATGTAGATGTGACAGATGTTACTCCATACATAGCTACTCAGGCACAGCTTAGAGTTATGCCTATACTTGGGACCACATACTACAATTATCTACTAGGAGCTTACAATGCTCAGACACTTACTAATGATGAGGAGGTACTTGTGACATTCATTCAGCCAGTGATAGCTTGGAGGTCAGCAGAAGATGCTATTTTTGGATTGACTTATCAGTTAAAAAACAAAGGACTGCAGACACAGTTTGGTGACTTCTCAGCATCTGTGAGCAGAAGTGAGGTAGCATTTGGAATGGAGCACTATGCACAGAAGGCATCATTTTATGAGCAAAGATTAATCAGATACTTGATAGCTAATAAAGACCTTTATCCTGGCTTCACAGATAAGACTAATAGAGACACTGACCTTAGACCAATGATAGATGAGTGTTCTTGTGATTGTATTGGTCAATGTCATAGTGGGTGCCATTGTGGAGGTATGAGAGAGAATGGTTATAATAATTCAATACTTATTTTGTGATGGGATTTAATGAGATAGCATTTACTATAATAACTATCCTATTGTCAGGGATAGGTTACTTTTTAAAGAATGTACATAGTGACATAAAAGCTGTGGTAAGTGAGCAGAAAGAGATAATAGCTGATGTTAGTCATCTTAAAGGTAAGATTGACCTGGTAGATAATGAGGCAAGGCACAGAAGTGATGCTATTGAAAAAATGACACAGCTTGAAATTAAGCATCTAGCTGAGCACATCAGTGAGTTGACTCAATCAGTTAAGAAATTAATAGAAATACAATTAGTAAAATGACACTAAGAGACAGATGGTGTGCCAAAACACCTAATTTTTGGATCAAAGTCCGCAACTTATCAATCACTATTGGTACTATTGGAGCTGTCTTATTGACTTCACCATTCACACTACCTACTATTGTAGTAGAGATGGCTGGCTACTTAGTAACTGCTGGCACAATTGGAGCTACACTATCACAGTTAACAGTGCAAAAATGATAGAATTTTTATTAGGTGCTGCATGTGGGATAACATTAGGGATAATTGTAATCAATTATTATGAATTATAACTGGTTAAAACAAGAGACTGGCCCAAGAATTCTAGTGCAAGCTGTCAGTTTGATAGGTACTAGAGAGATTATAGGTAAAAATCACAACCCTATCATTTTATCCTGGGCTATTGAGCTTGGACTTAAGGCATACACTAATGATGAAATCCCCTGGTGTGGATTGTTTGTAGCTTATTGTGCACACAAAGCTGGTGTTGAGGTAGTAGATGGTCCTTTATGGGCCTTGAACTGGGCTAAGTATGGCACAAAAGAAAGCACTCCTATGTTAGGTGATGTATTGACATTCAAGAGAGATGGTGGTGGTCATGTAGGCTTGTATGTTGGTGAGGATAGAACTCACTACCATGTGCTAGGTGGTAACCAATCTAACCAGGTGAATGTGATGAGACTTGCTAAATCAAGATTGCATCAAGCTAGAAGAACAGCATGGAAAATAGCTCAGCCATCCAATGTAAGAGTAGTAAATTTATCAAGTCAAGGAATAATAAGTAATAACGAAGCATAAATGAAAACACCCAAGAAAAAAAAAGACATTAATATCAACATTGATACTAAGAATGTGGATGTTAAAGTTAGTCGTAAAAACGGCACTACAGAGGTTAAAGTAGACACTCCTAAAGTAGACGTAGAGTTTCATAAAGAAAGTGACTCTAAGAGCCTTAAAATAGATACTGAGAAGGTAGATGTTCAAGTGAACAATGGAGAGGTAAATGTTGATGTAAATGAGCAGTCAGGATTGATAGGAAAGTTGATAAAATTAATTCTCAGAAGAAAAAAATAAGTATATTTGTACTGCATGTATATTGTTTGGTTACAATAACACCTAAGAGGGATGATCTAGAGATAGTTTATCCCTTTTTTTATCTCTTTAAATGTTAAAATATGTTAATTAATTTGCATAAGTGAAAATAGTTCTTAACTTCGCTACATAATTATTAACAAAAAAACCAAACACATGGAAGGAAAAATCGTTTATTTATTGATACTATACAACATAGTAGCAACTATCAAAATTTTAACTCTTAAATCAAAGTAACATGCAAAATTTAATTAATCACATCATTCAAGAAGAGACAAAAAGTTGGGACATGTACCTATTTGTAATGGATCAATTTGGTAAAGACTCTGAGCCAGCAACAAGATGGAAGTCAATTTGGAATACTTACAACATGTTGATTAAAGAATTCAACTTGACTACTCCTACTAGGAGAAGAAACCTCAGTAAATTCAAGCACAAGCAGTATAAAATCATTAAAACTTGTGAGCTATGATTTGCCCTGACTGCAATGGAGAGGGTACTGTAGAGGTACACTACTGCACATTTGGAAATGAAATTCACTACACAGAAGAAGAGTGTGGATGTAACAACGGACAAATTGAAGAACATGAACTTAGCTGATATTGAGTCCTACTGGACCAAGAGAGGTCACTTTAACATCTTACTATACATTAACTACCTAAGAGCTAAAAATGAAAACATACAGAGTCACAATGAAAGACAAGTCCTTCAAGATAGTGAAGGCATACGATCAACACCATGCCATTCTACTAGTGGACAGATGGCCAGAATTAATCTTAAAAATTGAGGAGCTATGAAAGACACAGCAGTTAAATTCCTTATAGATGAAATCTCTTGTAGATTCATAATATCTGAGGAGTTAAGAATAGCAATGTATAAAGCTAAAGAAATGGAGAAGGAGCAGATGTTAGATATTTATATTAACCATAATCAATATAATGATAATTTCTTAGGCTTTGACGATTACTACAACGAAAACTTTAAATCAGAATAAAATGAAAAACACACACAGAGTATGGTTAGAGGACTCAGTTGAAGAGTTAGGTGGATTTTGGTGGTATTGCTACCTTGACCACAACGGATGCCTACAAGATGAGAAGTATCCTGATGACCTACCAGAGACACCACAATGGTATAGTAACAATGGTTACAAAGTAGAGGAGCTATGATTGAACTAGATGTTAAAGCTTTGCAATTTAAAAGAGTTTATTGCAAGAATAAGTTTAGAACAAAGAAAATGAGACAAGCTATTGTAGTAATGTATTTACAAATGAATGATTGGACTTTTAAAAATTACAGAAATTATTACAGACATGACACAGAATGAAATCATAAGACAAAGATTCCCTCATGAAAGGACTCAAGGTATTGCAGATGATCTAGGACTCAGCTATTCTCAAGTTGCTAGCAGAGCATCTACAATGGGCCTTAAAAAGACATTAGAATTTAAACAGTCAGAGTCTTCTGGTAGAACAAATCTCATTGAAGGTGGTAAAAAGTTTAGATTTAAAAAAGGCAATGTACCATTTAACAAGGGTAAAGAAATGCCAGCAGAAATCTATGAGAAAGTCAAAGCTACAATGTGGAAAAAAGGCAATAGACCACACAACTGGAGGCCTAATGGATCTATTGTAGAGAGAAAAGATACTGACCTAAGTGGTAGAGTATACCTGTACTACAAGTTAGCTGATAGCAAGTGGATTCTTTACCACAATAAAGTATGGATTGACAACAATGGACCAATACCAAAAGGTAGCTTAATTAGATTCATTGATGGTAACACCAGGAACTGTGACATCTCTAATCTTGAAATGGTATCAATGAAAGACAACATGGTAAGGAATACCATCCAAAGATTCCCAGAAGAAATACAAGCAATAATTAAATTAACAAGTAAACTAAACAAGAAAATCAATGGCAAGAAACAAAATTAGTGATCTACGTGACCACATGTTTGCAGCACTAGAAAGACTTAATGATGAGTCTTTAAGTAATGAACAGATAAAAGAAGAGGTAGATAAGGCAAAAGCTATCAGCTCTATTGGTTCTGTGATAATCAACTCAGCTAAGCTAGAGGTAGACTTTATCAAGGCTACTGGAAGGATAGACTCAGACTCTGACATCTTTAAGAATATTGACTCAAAAAAACAACTATCATGAAACAAACAGCAGTAGAATGGTTGGAAAATGAATTTCAAGAAATCTGTAAAGATTTTGGAGGTCTTCATAAAGATTTTATTGAAAGATTTTACCAAGCTAAAGAAATTGACAAGGAGCAGAAAAATCAAATGTATAATGAAACAGAAGTTTTGCAGTTGTTGTTAAAACTTCATCAAACAGAATCTTTTGATAATTTGAAAGAATGGTTTGAACAAAACAAAAAAACCTTTAAAAAAAAATAAGATGAATAAAAAAGAAGAACGTAAACAAGAAACATTTGAAGAAGCTGTAAAACCATTAATGAAATGGTTATGCGAAAACACTCACCCTCACACTAAAGCAATTGTAACTGGTAATTTAGCAGAATTAGTTGAAGGAGTGGAAAATGTACATACTAATGAATTTATAGTAGATTAACCTTTAAATCAGAATAAGATGAAACAAACAGCAGTAGAATTTCTAGCTGATAAGGTAAGTGAAATTATTGGAAGGATACCTCAAACAGTTGACCAAGAAAAAGCATTACTCGAAGCGTTAGAAAAAGCTAAAGAAATGCAAGATGAGCAAATGCAATTGACTTGGAACAATGCAATAGATGCAGTACAAAAAGACAAATGGGAGTCTTATGATGACTTTTATAACAACAACTTTAAAATAAAATAGAATGAAAGAAATAGTAGAAATAATAGAATCAATATGTCTTACAGTTGCGGCATTAGGATTTATGTATTTTATGTACAAAATGGTAAATGAAGATTAACGAAACCTTTAAATCAGAATAAGATGAGTAAATTACCTAAAGTAGATAAAACAAAAATTGATAAAGGAAGTGTAGTTGGATTTTCTAATATACATTTTATAATACTTCTTTTTTCATTATTTATCTTCTTAATAATAATATTTAAACATTTCTAAAATCAGAATAATGAAACAAACAGCAGTAGAATGGTTGATAAATGAACTAAAATGTATAAAAAGTGAGTGCGGGAATCAAATTGTAAAGATAGATATAAAAGAAAAACTTCTTGAACAAGCCAAAGCAAAAGAAAGAAGCCAAAAGGCAGAGGAATACCTAAATGGCTTTAAAGATGGTAAAGAATACCAAATAAAACTAGATGAATTAACCTTTAAATCAGAATAAGATGGAACAAACAGCAGTAGAAAAAATGATTCAATACTTTATTGAGCAAAAAAACAATGGTGTTTCTCATTGGTGTATAAATGATTTGATAGGTCAATTATACCAAGCCAAAGAAATGGAGAAGGAGCAAATTGGAAAAGCATTTTTAAATGGTAGACTTAAAGAAATTGGTTCTGGCGTTTTATTTGATTTACAACCACTAACAGAAACATTTCATAATTATTACAATGAAACTTTTAACAAACAATAATATGAAAAGAACAATACTAAAACTTCAACACAAAGAGAAAGAAGACTTGTTTATAGTTGTCAATGGTGGAGTAGCTGATGCTTATGATGTGTCTGAGAAATACAAAGGTAAAGGATACAGCATTAAAGAAATTACACCAGCTCAAATGTGCATCTTTCAAAATGAGAAATGTCCTATAATTACTGAGCACTTAAACTACTACACTATTTTTCATAATCAACAAGAAATTAAAGTCACATCAACACAAATAGAGATATTATGATTGAGAAAATCAAATACATGATTAAACTTTACAACTTGACCACCAGCTGTAGAGATAGAGACTTAATCTACAAGAGAGCTTATGTTTATTCAGAGCTTCAAAAATTAGGAATGAATCTGTCAGAGATTGGTAGATTGATGGACAAACACCATGCAACAGTCATCAATGGACTAAAAGTGGACAATCAATTCCAAAGTTGTGACAGAATTTATGATGATGCAATAGCACCAATTAAAGACTATCTTTATCCACCAGTGCAACTACCTAAGTACTCTATCTTTGAGGATGTTATCAAGTGTAACAACACCACAGATTTAAGAGTAATCAAGGACAGATTAGCTAACAATCAGTACATAGAGCGTGACAAGTGACAACTCTCCTATGGGGGGGTACTGAGTTTTTTTAAAAAAAGTAGGGGGACACCCCCAAAAAAAGTTGTCTAGTTGTCACGCTTTTGCTGAAAGTCAATACCAGTATAGCTTATAGGCGTGACAAGGAATTTAAAAGTTGTCCCATAGTTGCCATGTTCGTCACGCTATTGCAGTTTAAAAAATAATTGTATCTTTGCGAGGGGTTTGAGTTAGCTGCTCTGTAAAAGGTTTTGTGTCCTTCCCTCTTTTTTTTACCTAAAACACAAACTAAAAACACAAGTTATGAAAAAAATATCTGTATTCAAGTCATTGTTTAAGTCAAAAGAGACTCCATTTAATCTCAATCCAGCTGAGGTTGTATTCAGAATTAAAAATGGAACTCCAGAACTGATTGAAAAAGTTAACCTAATTAGGTCAGTTGATAAGAAAGATCCAAGATATTCAGCAGCCAAGAAAGAACTTAATGCGATCATGTTCAATGGTACCTTCTCAGAGAGAACTGCCAAAGGATTAATTGAGCACTCAGGACTTTGTATCTTAGACTTTGATGGTTATCCATCTACTGAGATAATGCAAGCTGAAAGAAAAAGATTGATTGATGACCCCTATGTTGTGATAGTTTTTACTTCACCTGGTGGCAATGGACTTAAAGCTGTCATAAGAATACCTGAGTCAACAGCTGTAGAACATAAAAGAAGGTTTTTAGCCTATGCTGAATACTTCAAGTCAGATTATTTTGATGTTAAAAATCAAGATGTATCAAGAGTATGCTTTGAATCTTATGACCCTGACATCTATTTTAATGAGTTCTGTCAAGTTTTTGAAGGAATTACACAAGATAAAGGATTTGAGTATGTTGAGAAGCCTCCAATATGTATACTCCAGGATGAGAATAAAAAATTAGAACTGATTGAAAAGTTTAAGTTTAAAAGTTCATTCTCTGATGGATCAAGAAATCATTTTATTTTTGAATTCGCTTGTTGTTTGGCTGATTATGGAATTAACCAAGATGTAGCTGAGCACTATCTGTCTAATAAGTACACAACAAATGAAGACTTCACTCACTCTGAAATGCTATCAGCAATAAAATCAGCATACAAAAAGAGTAACTTTAACAGCAAGTACTTTGAGGATAAATCAACTATTGACAGAATTAAACTGAAAGTCAAGAATGGTGTGGATGATGAGCAAATTAAGAAGGACCACAACATCACCACAGAGATACTTACTGACATTAAAGATGATAGTAGTAGTGATGACATCTTTTGGAGTGTATCAAAAAAAGAGATAGTAACAATTGAGCCATTGAAATACAGCAATTTTCTAGTAAAAAATGGATTCAATAAATTCTATCCTGAGAATGCTGAGAAACCTACATTTGTCAGAGTCATTGAGAATAAAGTTAGGCTGTCTTCTGTAGATCAGATTAAAGACTTTGTATTAACCTATCTAATTAAAAAGGGACAAATCAATATTTGGAATCACTGTTCCAGGTCACCTTATCTATTCTCAGAGAATCACCTTAACATGATTGACTCAGTTAGTCTCAAAATGTTACAAGATACTCAAGACTGCTCTTATCTACCATTCCTAAATGGTGTTGTTAAAGTTACTAAGGATGAGACTAAAATGTTATCTTACATTGATGTTGAAGGTTACATCTGGGAGAATCAAATAATCAATAGAAATTTTGAGCTTGTTATAAATTTTGAGAATGACTTTTTTGACCTGGTGAAGAAAGTATCTAATGAAGAGCCAAAAAGAATAGATGCACTACAATCAACACTTGGATACTTACTTCATGGTTATAAAGATAGGACCAATCAAAAAGCAATTATTTTCAATGACCAAGAGATAGATGAGAATCCTAATGGTGGTAGTGGTAAATCACTAATG